GTTCACGATGGGTTCTTCGACGTGGAAGTTCACCAGCGCGGAAGGGGACGTCACGTTCAATTCGATCACGTATTCGCCGATAGCGATAAAGCGCGGAAGCACTACGCAAAGCAAGGAACAGAAATCTACCGTTTTAACGATTTCACTGCCGACACTCGAAGAAGTCGTGGCGCAGTTTATATCGATTCAGCCGTCGGACACCTTGAACGTGACAATACAGCGGATTCAGCCGGACGCAGTTCCAGCCACAACAAGCATTATGATGTTTCAAGGGTACGTTTCGTCTGTGTCGTTCAAGGACGAACTTGCGGAAATGCGATGCATACCGTTCAACGAGCTGTTTTCGCGGCAGGTCCCGCGGTTCCAGTACCAGGGGCTATGCAACCATGTGCTTTACGATTCGCGCTGCAAGGCTTCTGAAGGTTCATTCAAGCATAGCGGAACGGCGCTGACAGTTAGCGGCGGCGGAACCGTTATCGAGGTACAAGCTTTGCCGACATCTGGAACGCCGTTCGTAGGCGGGTACCTACAGATACCGGGCGGATCAGAAGAGCGGCTTATCATCGCGCAGACATCAATCGCGGTTACCATCCTGTACCCATTCAAGGCTAACGTGGCCGGCGGAACCGTTGACGCGTTTCAGGGCTGCGACCATACGGCGGTTACGTGCGCGCAGAAGTTTAGCAACATCCTGAATTACGGCGGGTTTCCGTTCGTTCCTACGATTAACCCATTCTCAAAATCACAATTAATGAAGGAATGACCGATGCCATTTTTCGTTTACCTGCTGGTCTACGCGGCAGCATTCGTACTCGCCGAGCTGTTCAAGCCGAAGCCCGACCTTGAAGACGCACGACCCGCCGGTCTGGGCGATTTCAACTTCCCGACAGCCACCGAAGGCCGAGCTGTCCCGCTGCTTTGGGGTACGGTAGACATTACAGCGCCTAACGTCATATGGTACGGCGACTTGCGAACCGATCGTATTCGCGAAAAAGTTAGAACATCTATGTTTTCGTCGAAAAAGGTTACAGTCGGGTACAACTATTATCTGGGACTGCAATTCGGTATATGCCGCGGACCGCTAGACGGAAAGCACGACGGCATTCTAGCAGTACAAGTCGACGACGAATATATTTACGACGGCTTCACGACGTCGCCGCGCGTGCCGGTATCGTCCGGTACCATAGCAGTCAATCAGCCCGCCTTATTCGGCGAGAACAGCGGCGGCATTGTCGGGAATTTCGGCGTGTTCCCGGGCACGGAAACGCAGTTGCGGTCGACGTACCTTGAAGGCGCTGTATCTGGAAGCCCGGACATCCTGCCGGCGTACCGCGGGACACACCACGTCGTCGCCGAGCAGATCGGCATCGGCAGCAGCCCGTCGCTTCGCCCGTTCAAGTTCACTAGTCGCCGCATTCCGATGGGGCTCACGTCGTCTTTATCGCCAAACAGTACCGGTCTGGAAATTGTAAACGGGCTGGACGCGAACCCGATGTACGTTTTATACGAAATCCTGACAAATGCCGATTGGGGGCTGGCTATATCGAGCAGTGAAATTGACGTCGCTGGCTTTGTCGACGCTGCAACAACCCTGCACGCGGAAGGTAACGGCTTTTCTGCGATACTAGACAACCCGCAGGAAGCGTCTGCGCTGATCAATGAAATTGAGCGGCAATGCGACGGCGTACTGACCCGCGACACGGCTACGGGCGTGTACGTGTTCACACTCATTCGTGAAGCAACCCTGCCGAGCCCGGCGTCTTCTATGCTCGTTGCAGACGAATCGAACTGCGAAGGGGTGGAGTTCAGCCGGGCAACGTGGAGCGAAACGACGAACGAAGTTCGCGTGGAGTATTCCGACCCAAACAAGAACTATGCCAAGTCTTTTGCGCTGGCGCAGGATATGGCAAACCAGCTTATTCAGAACGCGAACGTTTCCGTAACAGAAAAGTACATGGGTGTAAAGAACGCAGCGCTTGCGAATAGCCTTGCGTGGCGCGACATCCGTTCGCTGGCTATACCACTGGCGAAGGCGAACATCACCGTAAACCGCGAGTTTTACGATATCAAGCCGGGCGACCCGTTCCTGCTGACGTGGCCGTTACTTGGCATAACCGAACTTTTGATGCGTGTTTCACGCGTAGATTTCGGCGAACTACTGAACAACAAAATAACCATCGACGCAGTGGAAGACGTGTTCACGACGCAGGCGGCAAGCTTTGGCGACCCGATCGACAGTTCATGGACAGAGCCGACCCAGACCGTGGCGGCGCTGGCCGAGGTCGACCAGTTGATATTCGAAACCCCGCGTATGTTGCAGCTACAGGACACCGAGAACCCGCTGGAATACCCGCGGATCACACACCTTGCGCGGCTTACCGGCGGCAGTGGCGACGAGTACGTGACGCACACACGGCAAGCGGTATCAACTCCGGCGCTCGCGGCCACGCAGTTCATTGAAAACTTGGGGTCGACTCCAAATTTCGTAAAATGCGGCATACTGCGCACGCAGCTAGACGCGACGGACATCGGCGCGGGGTTCCCTATTGCTGGGACAGGTAGCGCATTCGTCGACCCGATTTCCGAGTCGCTTGCACCGATCATTGACGCGGCCGTACGCTCAACTACCGACATCAACAACTTACTGACGTGCGTTTACATAACGTCTAACGCAACTCCAGGCAGCCCGGACACCGGGCGCGACTATGGGGAATTCGTTCTGTACAAGCAGTGCGTGGAATCGATAGGCGGTTCGCCGCTAACGACCGGCGTAGAACTTGACGGCATATACCGCGGCGCGCTAGACAGTAATATTCAGGAATGGCCCGCGGGTTCACGCGTTTGGTTTATCGGATTCGGCGGGACCGGCATAACGTCGGAGCAGTTCACCGAATCGTACCACGTAGACGCGAAAATGCTGCCGTCAACGCAGGAAAGCGGGACGCTAGCGATAGGCGACGCCACACCGTCGAACGTGGCGGTAATGGGCGACGCCGCGCGCGCAGACCTGCCGCTGTCGCCGTTCAATGTTCGAGTGCAAAACATACTGAACGACAACGCAATTTCCGTGGCTATAACGTCAAACGACGTCGACATCACGTGGCAGCAACGGAACTGGCGCACCCTTAGGGGCATTAATTCCGTTACCGGCCTGAACGACGACGGCAGTACGTTTGACCCGGATGGAGCAGACGCCGGCGACGGCTTGTCGTACATCTGGGAACTGTACGACGAATCGCTTGGCAGCCCGTCACTGATAGCGGAAGGCGTTACGCCGGCCGACGACGCACTGTCCGGATCGATCGGCGTAGACATCAACGACATTTTGGGCATGACCGACGACGTCAACAGCGCGCCGCTACGCATCGAAGTGCAGGCGCAACACCTAGTCACATCGCCGGCGAGTCTTTCGCGCGACAAGCGTATACACCGATTCAACGCGAACATATCCACTACGTACACGTACGACGCGGCGCGGAACTTGGGCCGGATACCGTACGGCGCGACAATTTCACCGGGTATTGTTGCCAGCGAGGAAGGTTCGCCCGGCAGCCCATTCGCCATACCACTGTTGCGCATTCGCTTTGCGCGCGGCGCGCGTCTGGACGATACCGGCGGCGGCGAAAATGGTAAGTGTTACCTATTGATCGACGACGCAAGTCCGGCTACACTTGTCTATGATGCGGGGGCAGTTTCACCGGCAGATACCTACGACTTCCAGAACATCGACGACGGCAGCAGTCCGTCGAACTTCGCAGGAAAGACATTGAATATACTGCACTATCACAACACGGGGCGGCCGATATTCTTCCACATTGAGAACCAAGCGACCGGAAACGTCGTCGCATACGGCGTAATGGAACCGAATACGTCGGTCGTTCCGCTATCCATAAACAGGGGCTAATATGGCAAAGTTTACAACAGCAATTCCGCATATACTGGAGCACGAAGGCGGGTACGTTAACCACAAAAACGACCCGGGCGGCGCGACGAATTGGGGCATTTCATTGCGCTACCTGAAGAAGCGCGGCGATCTGGCCGGCGATTTCGACGGCGACGGCGACGTGGACGCGGACGACATAGCAGCAATGACGCAGCCGCAGGCGATCGATATCTACCGCATAGGATTCTGGGAGCCGAACAGGTTGCAGGACGTGCACAGTCAGATGGTAGCCACTAAGGCGTTCGACATGTGCGTGAACATGGGTTCCAGGCAGGCGTGGAAGATCGTACAGCGGGCTTGTGGTGCGCTTGGCGAGCCATTACGGGACGACGGCATCGTGGGC